ACTCGGGCGTAAGCTCATTCACCTAGGAACTACCATGTCAGTTTTCATTCGTTCGCTTATCAACACCTCGCAAACTATCGATGCGGTGGCCCTCCCTGCATTCGCACTTCAGGAGCGTGGCAATGTCACCTCAGCCATTCAAACGGCCTCTGACCAACGAAAGATCAACCTGTGGGCTGGCTCTGTGGACGTTCGCACCACTCAATCGTTTCTCGAGTACGTGCCAGTCACCACCGACGTGATCGCTCTGCCTGCTTATGCCGAGGACGTGAGCATCGTGCCTGCCGGCACGATTGCGGCGCTCACTCTCACTCTCCCGCTGGCGCCTCGTGACAGGCAGCGCCTGAATGTGACGTTCGACACCATCGTCACTACGTTGACCATGCAAGTGGCCACCGGCAGCTCGCACACTCTGCGAGGTGCGTTGACTGCGGCTACTGCTCGAGGATTCGCCACCTGGATGTACCGCGCCAGCAACAAGGTGTGGTATCGCATAGGCTGATCCAATGAGCCTCGTCACGGTCGTACGAAGTTTGGTAGGGGTGACTGTTGAGTTGCCCGGACCAATTTACATACGACCGTGGCACTTCGTGGAGTTGGAAGAGTTATCTGACCCAATGCGAATAAGACTCAGGGAGTTACAAGCGTCAAGAGTGATCCAGCTAGGGCAAGTCCTAGATGGATCACCTCTTTCGTCTGTGAAGGTATGACATCCGAAAGCCAAACCATGAGCCCTGGTGTTATGGAACGACATATACAGACCATCCTCATTTCGATAGTAACTGGCTCGCTTATTTTTGCGGCTACTTACTTCTATACCGATAACAAGGATAAGGCCTTGGCCAAATCCCAATTGGAGGTGCTCACAGTTCAAGTATTGGAGATGCGAGCTGACGTCAAATCTCTACAGTTAAATGTAGTCCGTCCAGACGAGCTGCGTGATCTACAGAGGCGTGTGCTAGACCTTGAAAGGGCTATTAAGACCCCAAGGTGATAGTCAAATCACATGCTTAGTCAATGACCATAGAATTCAAGCTTTATCCCAAGCAGCAACGGGCTCTAATGTCGTCTGCTCAGGAGATCCTTTACGGGGGAGCCGCGGGATCTGGTAAGAGTTACATGATGCGTGTACTTGCGATAGTACTATGTATGGAGATCACCAATATCAAGGTGTTTCTGTTTCGAAGAATGTATAAGGAACTGTATATCAATCACGTATACAGTCCTGATGGGTTTTTACAGATGATGAAGCCATTCATGGACTCTGGCGAAGTAGTCTTCAACAAGTCGGATGGTGTATTTAACTTCACATTCAATGGTGCTCAGATATATCTCTGCCATGCGCAGCATGAGAATGATATAAACGGTTATCTGGGCGCTGAAATTCACTGCTTGCTAATAGACGAGGCTACGCAGTTCACAGAGAAGATGATTCGCTTTATTCGTACGCGTGTACGTTTAGGTGGATTACAGATACCTGAACGGTGGAAGGCTCTTTTACCCAAGATCATATATGGCACTAACCCTGGAGGAATCAGTCACAGCTATTTTAAGCGTGGATTCGTAAGCCACGGCGAGGGTCACGTATATAAGGCCCCTATCCAGGATGGAGGCATGTTACGCGAGTATGTGCCGGCCAAATCTCGTGAAAACGTCATCATGCTTCGCAATGACCCTAATTATGATCAACGGATCATGGGTCTAGGTGACGACCGATTAGCTCTTGCATACCTCGAAGGTAACTGGGACTTGGAAGAGGGTGCAGCGTTCTCTGATCTCTGGGATACAAATGTGCACATAGTACAGTCCCTAGAAGTACCTAGAACATGGCGGATCGACAGGTCCCACGATTATGGTTATTCAGCTCCAGCGGCAACCCTCTGGTGGGCAGAAAGTGATGGTACTCAGGCCATTATCAACGATCGCAAGGTTGCCATACCTAGAAAATCCATTATCCTGATCTCTGAACAGTATTTTGCGGATAAAGAGGACAAGGGTTTACGTCTACTGCCCAATGAATTGGGCCTTAAAATGTACGAGCACGAGGCCATGAATGGTTTACGCGCTCGTACAGAAGCGGGTCCAGCCGACACATCCATATTTGACAAAGATCGAGGAATGGCGTCCATTCACGATCAATACGTACAGAAGGGTATTCGCTTTACGAAAGCTGACAAACGCCCAGGATCTCGTGAGAGAGGTTTTGTGCTTGTTCGTCAAATGCTTAAGGCGGCTGCCACCCGTAATTTTGAAAACCCTTGGCTACTGATAATGCGTACATGTGTGCATACAGTATCCCAATTGCCTGAATTACCCATCAGTGCCGAAAATGCTCAGGACGTTGATACCAACTCCAATGATCACATTTACGATGGGATCAAATACCGAGTGCTGAAGAGCATGCTTACGGCTGGTCCATCTGAGGTAAATGGTACTTAAATTTATCATGGCTAAAAAATTATCAGAATTCGCCCATCCGCAGTACATGTACCATCTGCCGGATTACCAGAAGATTCGTGATTGCTACAATGGCGAGAGAGCTGTTAAAGCCGCCAACGTGGCCTATCTGCCTAAGCTGAAGGCCCAGTCTGAAGAAGATTATAGGAACTACTTGACCAGGGCCCTATTCTTTCCGGTCACAGGTAAGACTGTCACAACCATGGTTGGATTGGCCACAGTGAAGCCTCCGAAAGTAGTAGCTCCGGATCTGATGGCCCCCTACTTCAAGGATTCTGAATCAGGCTACCAGTTCAGCGAATTCTATGTCACCACCCTACAAGAGATGGTGCTGATGGGCCGATATGGCGTGTTGATAGACGCTCCTGAGCTGGTTCAAAGCCAGCCCACCCTATGCCCGTACATTGCTGAGAACATAATTAACTGGGACACTGACGAGATAGGTCAGCTAACCATGTTGCTATTGCGTGAGACTCGTAATGTCCGTTTGCAGGGTGAATTCTCAACTAGTGTTGAAGTGCAGTACCGCCACTGTTATCTGGACGCCTCAGGGATATACACTGTTGAAGTTCTGGACGAAGATCTCAAACAGATAAAGCCCTCGATTCAACCTACTTTCACCGGCTCGGTCATAGACTTCATTCCCTGGGTCACATTCGGAGCCTCTGGGGCCCACATCGGAGTGGATAAGCCTCCAATGCTGGATATTTCGACCATCAACATATCTCACTATTTAACCAGTGCTGATCTGGAGTGGGGGCGCCACATAGTCGGACTGCCCACACCTATTGTGTCGGGCGTTGACTCCAGTACCCAGCTGTCTATAGGTGGGACCGCTGCCTGGATTTTGCCAGTAGTAGAGGCTAAGGCTTATTATCTGGAATTTCAAGGCTTGGGTCTCAAATCACTTGAGATAGCCATGTCAGACAAGATCAGTCTCATGTCAGCTATGTCGGCTAGATTAGTGGACAACTCCACTCGTGGGTCTGAAGCGGCTGAGACAGTGCGACTTCGCTACATGAGTGAGTCGGCTGGACTCATCCATATAATAGGTTCAATCGAAACCGGCTGCATGATATTGTATAACATGCTGGCCAAATTGCTGAAGACCACCGAAGTAACCATACAATTCTCCAAGGAAATCCTGGGCATAGGGGTGACGTTCAGGGATCTCAAAATCCTATTTGAGGCCTACCTGACGTCATCTGTCAGTAAAGAGACCCTGGTATACAATCTGCGGCGACTGGATGCAATTGATCCAAATCGCAGTGATGAAGAAGAAATGAGTGCAATCAAGGAGCCACCAACGCAGACTCCGACGACTTCGAATGCACCGAAACCCGCTGCCACACCGTAACCTCAATGAAAGATTCATCATGGGCCTGAAATACCAGATTACCGCACTTACTGAAGTGCCCGAAAACGTCCGTAGTCTTTACAAACCTGAGGGCGCCATATTCGTACTGGATGCAGACGATGTCGTGCCAAAAGCCAGGTTGGACGAGTTTCGCACCAACAACATCAGCCTGACCCAGCAACTCGACAGGTTGAAGGACGTGGACCCTGTCAAGTACGCCGACCTGATCAAGCTGCAACAGGACGTGGAAGAGGGCCGACTGATCAAGGAGGGCAAACTTGAAGAGGTGGTCACCTTGCGTGTTACCAATATGCGCAAGGAACTCGAAGGCCAGTTGACCGGCGCGCAGACCCAGTTGACTCAAGCCAATGCCCAGCTGGCCGTTCTGATGATTGACAATGCCGTTCGCCAAGCTGCAGTCAAGAATGGTGCCCC